AGCTGTCGAAGTTCCACACCACCGGCAAGCGTCTCGTCAGCAAGTACCTGGACGAGCGCGACAGCGCGGCCTTCGACGACGGTGGCGACTCGAAGGTCAACCTCTTCTGGTCGAACACGCAGGTGCTGATGGCGAGCCTGTACGCCAAGCCGCCGCGCGTGGACGTGAGCAACGCGTACAAGGACGCCAACGACGACGTCTCGCGCGTGGCGGGCAACATCCTGCAGCGCATGCTGAACAACGACATCGAGGAAGACGACGAGTCGACCTACCCCGAGGTCACGCGTCAGTCGGTCGGCGACTTCCTGGTCGTCGGGCTCGGGCAGGTCTGGTATCGATACGAGGTCGCCACCGAGAAGCAGCGCACCGAGCCCGTGATCGATCAGGCCAGCGGCACCGTGCTCGCCGAGCCAGTCGAGTACGAGGCGATCGTCTCAGAGGACGCGCCTGCCGACTACGTCTACTGGGAAGACTTCTGGTGGTCGCCCGCGCGGGTGTGGCAGGACGTGCGATGGGTCGCGCGCCGCGTCTACATGAACCGCGAGGAGCTGGTCGCGCGCTTCGGCGAGAAGATCGGCCGCGACGTGCCGATCAGCAAGGCCAAGGCGAAGGCCGATGCGATCAGCCCACAGAACGATCCATGGGAGAAGGCTGCGGTCTTCGAGATTTGGGACAAGAGCACCAAGTGCGTCTACTGGCACGTCCTGGGCTACAACATCATCCTGGACTACAAGGAAGACCCGCTGAAGCTGCGCGGCTTCTTCCCGTGCCCCGACCCGCTGATGGCGAACCGCACGACGAGCCGCCTGATGCCGCGCGCGGACTACCTGCTGGCCCAGGACCAGTACACCCAGATCGACATCCTGACCACGCGCTTGAAGTACCTGATCAAGGCCTGCAAGGTCGTCGGCGTGTACGACAAGACGAGCACGGGCGTCGGCCGCGTGTTCGCCGAGGGCATGGAAAACCAGATGATCCCGGTCGACAACTGGGCAGCGTTCGCTGAGAAGGGCGGGCTGAAAGGGCAGATGGACTTTGTGCCCATCGACGTCATCGCGAACACGATCAGCGTCCTGACCCAGCAGCGCGACGTGCTCAAGCAGAACCTCTACGAGGTGCTCGGCATCGGCGACGTCATGCGCGGCATGACCGACCCCGACGAGACGCTCGGTGCGCAGCAGCTCAAGGCTCAATTCGGCGGCAACAGGCTGCAGTACAAGCAGCAGCAGATCGGCGGCTGGGTCGCGAGCGGGCAGCGCATCAGGGCCCAGATCATCTGCGGCAAGTTCCAGCCGCAGACGATCATCGAGCGCAGCAACATCGACAAGTCCGAAGACGCGCCGCTGGCGCAGCAGGCGGTGCAGTTCCTGAAGGACACGGGCGACTCGAAGTTCTACCGGATCAGCATCGAGAGCGAGACGATGGCGATGATCGACTGGGCGCAAGAGCGCGACAGCCGCACGCAGTTCCTGCAGGCCGTCGGCGGCTTCGTCACCGCAGTCGCGCCGCTGATCGACGCCAAGCCCGAGGCCGCGCCGATCGTGCTGCAGATGATGAAGTGGGGCCTGGGCGGGTTCCGCATCGCCAAGGAGATCGAGACCGTGCTCGATCAGGCGATCGCCGCAGCGCAGCAGCCGAGCGAGCCCGAGAAGCCGGACCCGAAGATCGAGTCCGAGGTGGAGAAGAACAAGGCCAGCGCCGAGAAGGCTCGCGCCGACGCCAACAAGGCCGACGCCGAGACGCTGATCATGTACGGCAGCTACCCGCCGCCAGACCCGATGAGCGGCGGCGTGATGCCAGCAGGCGGCATGCCACCGGGCGGCCCGCAAGGCCCGCCACCGGGCGGCCAGAACCCCGCGCTGCAGGGCATGCCGTCACTGCCACCGCCGCGACAGCAGCCGCAGGAGCTTCCTGGCGGCGCCCCGATGCAACCAGGGGCCATGCCGCCCCCAATGAGGTGATGACATGAGCAGAATGGCTGAACTGTTGCGCGAGATCACCGGCCAAGCCGACGCGGCCGCGCAGCTCGGCAAGGGCATCGCCCTGCAGCCGGTGGCTGGGCTCGGTGGCCTCGGCCGCGTGGGCATCGACCTGCTGCGCGGCAATGGCCCCGAGGCGGCGATGGCCGCTGGCGGCCGCACCGTCGACGAGATCAGCGGCTGGGGCGGCGGGCCGTTTACACAACGAGGCGCCGAGCGCCTGGGCCAGCTCGGCGAGACCGTTGGCGGCGCGACCGAGGCCGTCGGCAGTGCGCTAGGCAACCCGATCGAGCGGCTGTCCGAGGTGCCGAAGGTCGGCCCCGCGCTGGCCGCTGGAGCCATGGGCTTCGTCGAGGCCGCCGACCCGACGAAGACGATCGGCAAGGCGACGCGGGCAGCGAAGACCGCAGAGCGCGCGGTGTCGAAGGCCAAGAGCACGGCCACGCTCGGCTATGACCCGGCCGAGCTTGCCAACCGCTACCCGAAGACGCTGCCGGGTGAGCTGGTGACCGACAAGAAGACCGGCAAGGAGTTCCTGCAGAAGGTGCAGTCGCCCGAGGCGAAGGCCGTCGAGGCCGTGCGCAAGGCGGCGCAGAAGGAGATCGACGCGGGCAACTACGAGCCCTACTTTCCGGTCAGCGAGCGCTTCTACGCCAACCCTGAGAACTACCCGAAGACGGGCAAGACGATCACCGACGCCGTCGCCAAGAAGGCCGAGACGATCGCCAAGCACAAGGCACGCTTCGACACGCCCGACGTGCGCGCGCGGCTGCTGCGCGCTTACGACGAGGGCGCGAAGGACCCGCTCGCGAAGGACTGGTACGCGATGGGCCAGCTCGAATCCGAGGCCATCAAGCACCTCGGGCCCGAGGAGGGGCCGAAGGCATTCCAGAGCAACTTCTCGCAGCCGATGGCGGCCACGACGGGCGGCGCCGACCCGACGGCCAACATGCTGATGAGCTACTACGGCAACTACCTGCGCAACAACAACCTGCCGATGCCGCAGGGCGCGCACGAGATGCCGTACCCGATCGGCGGCCGCTACGCCAGCGGCAACATGGAGATGTATGACAAGGTCCTGAACCAGGGGCGCGGGCTCTCGGCGGCAGACCAGCCCAAGCGGCACAACTTCGCTGGCAACTTCGAGGGCCATCGCGAGTTCCCGACGATCGACGAGCAGATGATGCAGGGCGTCGACCCGTCGCTGGCCGCGCCGCCAGTCGGGACCTACGGCGTGATCGAGGGCGTCATCAACGATCTGGCCGCAGAGCGCGGCGTGATGCCTGCCAACTTCCAGGACGTGACCTGGAAGGGCCTGAAGGGCGTCCCGGGCAAGCCGATGATCCAGCACGTCAACGAGGCCATCGAGCGCACGCACCGCGTGACGGGCAAGTCGAAGGCCGACATCGTGCGCGACAGCCTCATCAAGGGCACGCACCCACTGTACGGCGTCGGCGGTGCTGGTGTCGGCACTGCTGCGATGGTCGGCGCACTGCGCGAGAAGGAGGATGAACGTGCCCAGTAAATCACCAGCCCAGGCCCGCCTGATGGCGGCCGCCGCGCACGACCCGAAGTTCGCCAAGAAGGTGGGCGTGCCCGTCAGCGTGGCGAAAGAGTTCAACCAAGCGGACAAGGGCACGACGATCCGACAGGACATCGAGGCCGCGATGAAGAGGCACAAAAAATGAGCCGAGTCACCTATGTCTACCGCAACCGCGTCGGTGGCGGCGTCGACGTCTACGAGAAGGGCACCGAGCCCGAGCTGGAACGCGAGCAGGCGATGCACAACGTGCTCGCGGGCGATCGCCACTACGACGGGCTGCGGGCCACCGACGGCACGCCGATCGACAGCCGCACCAAGCACCGCGAGTACATGAAGCGGCACAACCTGACGACCGTCGACGACTTCAAGGAGACATGGTCGAAGGCACAGAAGCAGCGCGACGAGTACCGGACCACCGGCAAGGGTGGGGCCGTGACGCAAGAGGACATCGCCAGGGCAATCGCTCGGCACGAGCGGAACCGCTGACGGTCGGATACCGTCGACTACAAGGAAAATCCAAATGGCTGAAGACCTGCGCGCCAGCATCGAAGCGGCGATGGACGGCGACTCCGGTGGCGATGCCGCCCCCGAAGTTGACACGATAGTTGACACTCCCGACGAGGGCACTGCGCCCGAGGCGGCAGAGAAGCCCGCCGTCGAAGGGCGCGACAGTCTCGGCCGTTTCCTGAAGAAGGACGAGCCCGCAGACCCGGCAGCTGCCCCTGCCCCGACCGAGCTTGCGGCCGCCCCGGCCGCTGCACCTGCCCAGGCGCCAGCCGCCGAGGGCGCGCCTGTCGCCGTGCCGCCGCCCCAGTCGTGGGGCGCGGTCGTGCGCGAGAAGTGGGCCACGCTGCCGCCCGAGGTGCAGCAGCACATTGCCCAGCGCGAGACGCAGATGCAGCGCTGGGCCAACGAGACGGCCCCGCTGCGCCAGACGGGCGAGCAGTTCATGCAGGCCATTCAGCCGTTCCAGCACGCGATCACGGCCGAGGGCGTCGACCCGATCACGGCCGTGCGCAACCTGATGCAGGTCGGGACCACGCTGCGCTTCGGCACGCCGATGGAGAAGGCCACGACGATCGCGCGCATGGTCAAGGCCTACGGCGTGGACATCCGAGGCCTGGACGACGCGCTGGCGGGCGAGGTGCCCCAGGGCGGCGGCATGGGCCAGGGCCTGGACCCGGGCGCCGTGCAGGCGATGGTGCAGCAGCAGCTCGCGCCGCTCTATCAGGCCGCGCAGCAGCGGCAGCAGCAGGCCCAGGTCCAGGCCGTCGAGGCCGCGCGCAGCGAGCTGTCGACCTTCGCCCAGGGCAAGGAGTTCATCGGCGACGTGCGCGAGATGATGGCCGACATGATCGAGGTCAGCGAGCGCCAGGGGATGACCCTAAGTTTGCAGGATGCCTACGATCGGGCTTGCATGTTGCACCCCGATGTGTCAAGGGTTATCATGGCGCGGCAGCAGGGTAACGCTGCCCAGGGCCTGACCGCAGCCGCTCGCAAAGCGCGAGCCTCGGCAGTCAGCGTCAAGGGCGGTGCCCCGGTTGGCAACCCAGAGAGGGCCGAACCGTCATCGATTCGCGACAGCATCGAGGCGGCCATCGAAGCCCACTCTAGGGTCTGAGGCGTAGTAGAACCACGCCCCAGGGGGAAAGTAGAACCGCCACGGCGGCCATCGAAACCCCCCGACGGGAAGGCCATCGAAGCGACCTTAGGTGAGAACTCGTGCGTGTAAACGCAGGCTTTACTTCATCTAGGAGACTTTCATGTCCTTCCCAAATGTCAGCGACATCGTCGCGACCACGATCCAGTCCCGTACCCGCAAGATCGCGGACAACGTGACCAAGAACAACGCCCTGTTCGTCAAGCTCGACCAGCGCGGCAACCGCAAGCCGTTCAGCGGCGGCAATGTGATCTACCAGGAACTGTCGTTCGCTCAGAACAGCAACGGCGGGTGGTACTCTGGCTACGATCTGCTGCCGATCGCCGCGAGCGACGTCATCAGCGCGGCCGAGTTCACCATCAAGCAGCTCGCCTGCCCGGTGACCATGTCCGGCCTGGAGACCATCCAGAACGCTGGCAAGGAGCAGATGATCGACCTGCTCGAAGGTCGTATCAACGTGGCCGAGGCCACGATGGCGAACCTGATGGCCGAGGGCATCTACGGCAACGGCACCACCTACGGTGGCAAGTCGCTGACCGGCCTGGGCGCCGCTGTCCCGGTTGACCCGACCACGGGCATCTACGGTGGCATCGACCGCGCGAGCTGGGCCTTCTGGCAGTCCAAGGAGCACACGACCTCGGCGGCCATCACGGCATCGACGATCCAGACCGAGATGAACACCATGTGGGCCTCGCTGGTTCGCGGTGTCGATCGTCCCGACCTGATCCCGATGGACAACACCCTGTGGGCCCTGTACCTGCAAAGCCTGCAGGCGCAGCAGCGCTTCACCTCCCCCGAGGTGGGCAACCTGGGCTTCCCGACGCTGAAGTTCATGGACGCCGACGTGGTCCTGGACGGCGGTATCGGTGGCTTCTGCCCGCCCAAGACGATGTTCTTCCTGAACACGAAGTTCATCTTCCTGCGTCCGCATTCGGCTCGCGACATGGTGCCGCTGAACCCGAACAAGCGGTACGCCGTCAACCAGGATGCCGAGGTCAGCATCCTGGCTTGGGGTGGCAACCTGACCTGCTCTGGCGCCCAGTTCCAGGGCCGTCTGGTGTCGGCGTAAGTCGACAAGGCTCGGCGGCCATACCCGGCCGACCGAGCCCCCTCTTCCAACAGGAGAACCTCATGCCAGCAGCACTCCCCGGTTCCTCGGTCGCCGAGAACCTTGGCAACCCGGCCTCTGGCCGAGTCGTCATGTTCGACCCGCTGTCGGGTCCGAAGGGCTCGCCCTTCGACAAGGACAACGCAGAGAACGACACGACAGGCGCACTCGCGACGGGCATCGGCTTCGGCTCGCCGCCGATCTTCGGCCTGACCGCACCAGCGTCGATTCAAGCCGCAGGCTTCAACGACGACTACACCCCCGGTGTGACCAAGCCCGACGGCACGGCATCGCCGGACTCGACGCTCGTCTACATCGGCGGCGGCAAGTCCGACCCGACTGGCCTCTCGAACCCGTACACGGCTGGCTTCGCGCTCGGCATGGCGGGCAACGGTGGCAGTCGCGACGGTGGCGCGGGCCCAGCCTTCACGGCCTTCCCGGCGAAGACGGTGACGGCCACGGGCGCAGTCGCTCCAGGCGCAGCAGTCGAGGCGGGTTTCATCAACCGTTCCGGCGAAGCGCTCGTCACGGGTCAGTCGGTCTTCGGTTCCGCGATCGCAGCCAACGCAGTGCCCGCGTAAGGGGCCGCCTGTGAGCCTCATCGCAGGCGCCCTGCGCTTCGACGCGGCGGGCAACATTCTCACCATCAATGAGAATGTTGTCTCGTCGATCTACTTCAACGGTGGCACCCCCACGGGGCCAGAGGAGCGGCTCGTCACCGACGAGAGCAAGCCGCTGCCCCCGGGGCCGACGCTGCTGTTGAAGTTCGATCTGTACGCCGATGCGTTTGTGCGCGGCTACTGGAGCGTGGCGATCAGTCGCGGGGTCAACATCTTCGACGGGGGCCAGCACAAGTTCGTCTTCACGTTGAAGACTGGCGGCACAAACCCGAACGGCGTGAACTTCGCCGACACGGCCGCCCTGGCCGCGCAGCCTGGGGTCGCGTGGTTCGACAACGAGGGCAACCTCGGACATATCAAGACGGCAGCGAACGCTGACCTGACGAACGTCGAGCTGGCCCAGCTCATCAACGACGGCAGCATGATCATCGCCACGGCCGTGGTCGACGGCGGCGATGGTCACCCAGTGTTCAACATCGTGGAGATCCTGCCACCATGAGCGGACGTACAGGAGGTCTGGCCTACGCCGCCGACGGCGCGATCCATATCTAGCTCGACGGCACGATCGCCACGCACGTCGCGGGCCTGCCCGTGGCGGCCGATGGCGGGCTCGTGATCACGCATACGGGCA